GAAACGCTGAACAATTGGCACAAGACTACACAGCTATGGGTCATTCTGTAGATTTAATCAATGCTATAATTGATGGATCTCAAATGGCAGATGAGTCAGCTGAAGATAGACAAAGTACAGTTGACAGAAATGTTGAGCACTTAGAATTAATGGTTGCTAAAGAAGATTGGGGAAGTGAAGATATGACTTCCGCTAACTCAGCTATCACTGCAGGCAAAGCATACACAGCTAGCTAGGAGTCAAAGTAATGGCTTTTGGTTTAACAGCATTTGCAGAAGCACCTTTTGCAGCCTTATCTAGGGGTGATGCTACTGTAGCCATTACAAGCCTACAATTAACAAGTTCCATCGGTGCCTCAGTAACTAAAGCTGATGCAAATGTAAATATTACTGGTATTTCATTAACTGCATCTTTAGGTAATGAAACAATAGAAGTGATTACAGAGGTGCCGGTAACGGGATCTCAAATATCCACATCTATAGGAGAAGAATCTCTTATAGGTAATGCAACAGTAAATGTTACAGGATCTCAATCAACTACAACTTTAGGTACTTTTTCTGTATCAGCCGATGGTAATGTAAGTGTTGTAGTTACTGAGCATGATATAGTTACAACTATTGGAAATCTGCAATCTGTTACAGGAGACGCAAACGTAAATGTAACGGGTAGTCAATTGACTGCAGGTCTTGGACAATCAACAGTAAAACTTGATATTACAGTTAATGTTAATGGACAACAATTAGTTTCATCAATCAATAACACTACTGTAACTGCAAATGCAAAAGTTTTCCCAACAGGTCTACAATTAACAGGAAGCACTGGAAATCCTTTCATTATTGCGTGGGCTGATGTTGATCCAAATGTTACAAATACTTGGATTGAAGTAAATAAAGGCGTTTCTAACACTTGGACTAACGTAAATAACGGGGTTTCAAACACTTGGACTGAAGTTGATAAGGCAGCTTAAAAAGGGTATAATACATAATTATGGCATCAACATTTTCATCAGATCTTAAACTAGAACTCATGGCTACCGGTGAGAATGCCGGAACGTGGGGAACTAAAACAAATACAAATTTAGAACTTGTTCAACAAGCAATCGCTGGTTTTGAATCAATTTCACTTTCAAGTGGATCTACAACAGCTTTAGTTATGAGTAATGCATCTATTTCAACTGCAAGAAATATGGTAATAAAATTTGCAACTATTACTCTTTCTGGTGCAACGACAGTTACTATACCAGATTCAATAGAAAAATTTTATATCTTTGATTGCACTGCTATAACTAATCCAACAAATCTCACTATTAAAACTGCATCTGGTACAGGGTTTACATTAGATGCTTCAAAAATTTATGCAGCTTATGCTGATGGCACAAATTTAAATGAAGTTTCTTTAGATACTTTAGGGGGAACAATTGGCACAGCTCAAATTGCTGACGATGCTGTAACCAGTGCAAAAATTGCTGACGATGCCGTGGTCAGCGCGGCAATTGCTGATAATGCAGTTTTAACAGTAAACATTTCAAATGCTAATGTGACCACAGCCAAAATAGCAAATGATGCTGTTACTGCTGATAAATTACAAAGAAAATTTACAATAAGCACGTCTTCTCCTTCTGGAGGAAGTGACGGAGACATTTGGTTTAAATATTCAACATAGGAGTTTAGATGGCTAATACCTATGCTAAGGTTTCAGGAACTTTTCAAGAAGTAGACGAAGTATACGCTAAAGTATCTGGAACTTGGCAAGAAGTAGATGAGGTTTACGGTAAAGTTTCTGGTGTATGGAAATTAGTTTTTGCAGCTTTTACAGCAACATCTTTTGTAACAGAAAATTCAGGTTCAGGTACTTTTACAGTGCCACAAGGAGCTAACGCAATTCACATACAAGCTGGAGTAGGTGGAGGAGGTGGTGGCCTTAGAGGTGTAGACTACGATAAAGCTGGTGGAGAATCTGCTGGTTCTGGCGGAGGTTCAGGAGCTTTTATATCTGATAAAATATTTAGTGTTGTTGAAGGAGAAACTTTAACATATGCAGTAGGTAGTGCCGGGGCTAAAAACACGTCAGGATATAGTGGTAGCACAGGAAGTGATGGAGGAACAACAACTTTATCTGGATCTTCTACAGGAAGTATTTTTTCTTTAACAGGTGGAACAAAAGCAACAATAACTTCTAATGGAGGTGTTCAAGGTCCTTTAAGACAAAACACAAATGGAGTAGCTGGTACTGCTACTATTTCTGGGACTTCTATTACATCAGGAGATTTTATAAATTCAAGTAATGCAGTTGTAGATGTGACTACAAATACATCTGGACCAGTTGGTACCTTTAATAGTTCTGGAAACGGAGCTAATGGTACATTGAAAGGAAACTGTGGTGGAGATAACTGTGCAATTACTGGAGGAGATGGGGGTCCTTCTTTTGATGGTAATATAGCTGGAGGAAGTGGACTTCCTAATTTGTCTGATGGTACAAGAGGATCTGGAGGTGGTGGAGGTTCATCAAATGCAGGAGGGGGCGCTACTTCTTCTAATGGTGGATCTGGTCAAATTATTTATAGATTTATTAGAGTAATTTAGTTGTTTTTAAAACCTAAAAAGATAATATTAAATTCTTTAATTGCACGTTATAAATTAAAAGACATCAAACCTAACCAGTCTAACAACAACCAAGAATTAATTGATCAACTTGAAATTGATATTAAACTTAACGGCTTATTATGTCCTTTAGTTGTAAACAATAATATTTTAATAGATGGCCATCACAGATATGAAGCAATTAAAAATTTTTGTACCGAAACTCTTGTATATGTGGTAAAAAATAAAGATATGGAAAATGTGCTATCAAAAATTAACAGTTATATTTGGTTTGATTCTACAGGTACTTTAAATGGCTAACCTATCTAATTGGTTTGGCTATCCTATTTATATTACAAAGTTAAAAAACTTTGAGGAAATAAATAAAAAAATAGTTCCTATTATATTGAAAGATATTACTCCAACCAATTCTCAATATTCACGGACAACGGATATAAAACCAAAAGAATTACAATCTATTGATGATAATCTACACAAAGACAATAGATTTGAAGAATTGTATGTTGAATTATCAAAAATAATAAAAGAATGTTTGTCTGCACAAAAATATAATTTAGATTTATTTGAAACTTATATTACAAAATCTTGGGCAACTTTATCTGTTAAAGATCAATTTATATCTTACCATAGGCATATGAGTAGCCATTTCAGTTTTGTATATTACCCACAAGCTTTTGAACAGGGTAATCTTTTTTTATTTGATGATGATGCACACAAAGTGGGTTTAAACATCCCTAAAAGAAATCCATATTTTACAGAGTGGAATCAAAACAATTATGGTAATGCAGAATATCCAGCAGAGACCGGGAATGTAATTATATTTCCATCTATGATGTTTCATGAAACAGCAAAGAATACAAAAAATAAACCACGTATATCAATATCTGGTGACATAATGGTAACTATGAAAGAGGGTGTTAAATCAGAACATAATATACCGTCTCCTGCGACTTGGAAGAAGCTATAAAATAATGTAAAATAGGTTATGCCTTTAACAAACGTACAAATAAGACCAGGGTTAAATAAATCAGACACACCTTCAGGTGCAGAAGGCCAATGGATTGATGGTGATTTTGTAAGGTTTAGATACGGACAACCAGAAAAAATTGGTGGTTTTCAAGCTATAGGCACTAATACAATATCAGGACCAACACGTGCTCAACATACTTGGACAGATCTTGAAGGAAATAGATATGCAGCATTAGGGACATCAAAAGCATTGTATATTTATTATGAAGATAAATTTTATGATATTACTCCTCTTGCAACTGCAATAACAGGAGCAACTTTTACATCCACACAAAATTCAAATACAGTCACAGTGACAAAAACAAGTCACGGTTTAGATGTTGGAGAATATATTACTTTTACGTCTGTATCGTTACCAGGTGGTGGTGCGACTGGTTTTACAACAGCTAACTTTACAGATTTTACTTTTGAAATTTTAACAGTTCCAAACAACAATACATTTACTATACAAATGAAAACAAATGAAACTGGGACTGGAATGTCTACAGCAGGCAGTGCTACTATTAATCCTTATGAAGAAATAGGTCCAACAATTCAAACATATGGATATGGTTGGGGCACAAGCACATGGGGAACAGTAGCGTGGGGAATAGGAAGCACGTCAACACAAGTAATTTTAGATCCTGGATCATGGTCATTAGATAATTTTGGACAACAATTAATTGCCACAGTAAAAGATGGTAAAACATTTACTTGGAATCCAGGAGCATCAAATCCTTTAACCGTTAGAGCAACAGTTATGACTGGTGCTCCTACATCAACAAGATTAACTATTACCTCAGATAGAGATAGGCACGTTGTTCATTTTGGAACAGAAACAACAATAGGTGATACAACAACACAAGACCCAATGTTTATTAGGTTTAGTGATCAAGAAAATTTTAATGTTTACCAACCAACTTCTGTAAACACTGCAGGAACTTTTAGACTCGATACAGGTAACAAAATTGTAGCTGCTGTTTCTGGTAAAGACTATAATTTAATTTTAACAGATACTGCGGCTTACATAATGCAGTTTGTTGGTCCACCATTTACCTTTTCTATAAGACAAGTTGGTTCAAACTGTGGTTGT